GGAGGTTATCTACACGATCCGACTGGATCCTGCAGAAGTCGCCGCAGATGTCATCGACCTCTCGGAAGCCATGAGCTTTTACATGGTAAAAGCTGGTGGCATTGCCGCGAAGTTGCTGGGGTGGGAGTCGTAAGGCGTCTTTGACGCTCTAAGGCTCTCTCCCTAGGAGACGGGTGTACTAAGCCTAAGATTCGTGTAACCCCTAACTGAAGGAGCTACCGATGAAAAGCTTAGTTCTGTATCTACAGGGACTATACTCTTCGATGTTTGTTGACATCGTCGAGCAGTTCCCCTCTCTCCGAAGAGATTGTGAGCGGGATGCTTCTCGCTTGCTCTCACTCGCCAAATCGAGAGGTCTACCATTTCTTATGATGGACCTTCCCGACGCTGGAAAGCACTTCGATAGAAGCCTTTCCAACGGACGCCTTACCAAGTTTTATATTGCCGGTAATCGGCCGTATAAATCTGGAGCTGTAATCCCTCGACTATTCAAGGGGCTACTGCTACGCGTTTTTGACGAAAATGGAGTGCTTAGAGCTGTTCCGGACGTTGCAGCTATCCGTGCTCTTCGTCAGCTGTATTATTCAGCTAAGAAGTTCAAGGTAACCTGCGACGATTCACGTACATGGGAACACGTACATGAATTCTTCGAAACAGACAGGGAAGTCCGTCTTCCATCCCTTAACTGGGACGAGGACGAACTCGACACTGGTGTACTTCGGGATCTCCATCTTGGCGATTCTGATAGCAGCAGTGCTGTTCCTCTACTCGACATTTGCCACTCTAGCAATGTCGTCGATGAGGCTCCCCTCTCCAGACCAGAAGCCTGTCACTTTGGTGCAGCCCAACGGGTTGCAGACATCGTCACAGCCTTCCTCGGTACCTTCAACGGCACCGACTGGCGAGCTAAGCATGGACCAGGCGCAGTAGCTGACCAGTGTCGTACTCAGTTTAAGTACGACTTTCCTAACTGGCCAGCTAAGTTGCAGGAATCCTTCCCGCTTGCCGAGTTTGGTTTTCCAAACTATGGCATGTGGGCTGGATTTCTCTCTGGTGAGGATACTCATGTCCACTACAGTGAGCATGAGCCTCCGTCAAGACTCGTCGCTGTACCAAAGGTGTTCAAAGGCCCTAGGCTGATCGCCTCAGAGCCTGTTGCTCACCAATGGTGCCAGCAGATGATTCTTGACTTTTTCACCAGCCGATTGGAGAATACACCGATTTCTTCTTCTATTCACTTTCGTGACCAAACTGAGAATCAGGACTTTGCGAGGCGTGCTTCCCATACTCGGTCGCATGTGACAGTTGATCTGTCATCTGCGTCCGACCGCCTTTCCTGCTGGGTAGTTGAGCGCGTTTTCCGGCGTAGTGATACGCTGGTTCGCGCCCTTCATGCCTGCAGGACTAGGTGGGTCAGAAATGACATTGATGCTAAATCTCCTCAGTTTCACAAACTAAGGAAGTTTGCATGTATGGGTTCTGCATGTACCTTTCCCGTACAATCTTACGTATTTGCGGTTTTGGCTATATCTTCTGTCCTCTCGTCGAGAGGCATGGATATTACCATCGCCAACGTGCGTAAGGTTTCAAGGGAGGTCCGCGTCTTCGGCGACGATATCATCGTCCCCGTAGATGGATGGGAAGTGCTGCAGGGATTGCTAGGCTACCTTGGTTTAAAGGTAAACCTGCAGAAGACTTACGACAGCGGAAGCTTTCGTGAGTCCTGCGGTTTTGATGGGTTCGACGGTCACGATGTGACCCCGAGCTACTTCAAAGCCTACCCTGAAGTGTCCCGACCTGAATCCGTGATTTCGTC